AGAAGATGCAAGAGGCCTACAACTTCTATGCAACAAAGTTCAATGAGTCGGTTGCTCGCAGCAACAAGCTCAAGGGTATGCTCGCAGAGGCAACCCGCAAAGGTGCCGCCCTCAATGGCGGTTCCGCGAAGTCCGCGGCAGAGACTAATCTCCGCAGTAAGTTGGCAGAAACGAATCTGTTCAACGCGAAACTACTCTTCACCAACAAGCTCCTCCAGAATGAGTCACTCACGAAGCGCCAGAAGGCAGAAATAATAGAGAGACTCGATGAGGCTAAGTCTGAGCGTGAAGTGAAGCTCGTGTATGAGAGCCTTGTGAAGACACTCTCGGCATCGACATCGAAGATAACAGAGTCGACCGATCGTGGAGTCATTGGTTCGGCCTCGCGTCCGGCACGTCCCGCCGCGGCCACAAACGCCCTCAACGAGGGATTTGAGGCAGATCGTTGGGCACGCCTCGCAGGAATAGTCAAGTAATTGATTCAACAAAAACCAACAAACTATTTTAGGAGAATTAATCATGTCAAAGAATTTTAGTCTTGAGCAGCTCGCTCAAGGAATCAGAGAGAAGCACGTCGGTGCAGAGCGCGCGCGCCTCACAGAGAAGTGGAGCCGCACAGGTCTCCTCCGCGGTCTTGACGGCACACGCCGCGAAGTCATGGCCCAGCTCCTGGAGAACCAGGCAGCTCAGGTCCTCAAGGAGTCGAACGCTCTTTCGTCGGGCGGCGGCAATCTCGCAGGTTCGGGTCAGATTCAGGGCTTCTCGAACATCGCATTCCCGATCGTTCGCAGAGTCTTCGGTGGTCTCGTGGCAAACGAGCTCGTCTCGATCCAGCCAATGAGCCTTCCCTCGGGCCTCATCTTCTACCTCGACTACACCTACGGATCGAACGTCGGTACACCAGCTGGTGGATCGGGTTCGACATACACCCGCGGTCAGTCGCTCTACAACAACCCAACCGGCAAGGGCGTCCAGAGCGGATCGCTCGCCACCGGCGGTATGTATGATCTCGTCAACACCGGCTACAGCCGTGTCACAGGTTCGGCAACAGGCCTCACGGTCACTGCCTTCGGCGCCTGGGGCGGTGCATCTGGAACAACATGGGTTGACGACCTCAAGCTCACAACCGACACGATGTTCTCAGGAACAAACGCTCGTTTCGCTGACTTCGACGGTCAGGTCGAGACGGCTCTCGCGAACGGAGAAGTCGATGCAGCTTTCGCAGTCATCCCACTCTCTTCGCTCAGCAACATGGACAAGCTCGCTGCCAACCAGCTCTCTGTCTTCGCCGGCACGTTCACAAACTGCACGGCATGGGGCGAGACATATCAGGGTGGAACAGGCGTCCTCAACCTTCGCCGCCTCAACAAGCGCGGCAACTGGTCGGCCGGAGTCTTCACGCCCGATGCACTCAACGGTACACACATGCTCACACTCGTCAAGGGCGCAAACGGAGCTTCAATCACCGGTACACTCGCAAACACTTCGTACTCGCTCTCGTCGGCTCTCTCGGTCGATGGTTCGTCAGGCGCGACAGTCACTGTCCCATCGTTCGAGTCGGACTTTGGCGCGACACCCTCGCCCGTCATTCCCGAGATCGACATCAAGATCGAGGCAATCAGCATCACAGCTGAGACCCGTAAGCTCCGCGCCAAGTGGAGCCCAGAGCTCGCACAGGACCTCAACGCCTATCACTCGATGGACGCAGAGGTTGAGCTCACCTCGATCCTCTCGGAGCAGATCGCCCTCGAGATCGACCGCGAGATTCTCAACGACCTCGTGTCGCAGGCCAACGGCGCTAACTACTACTGGAGCCGCTCTCCTGGACGCTTCGTCAACAAGGTGACAGGTGCACGTCAGACAATGGATCTCAGCACAGCAGCTGCGACACCAATCGGTCCACAGTTCACCGGTACCGTCCGTGAGTGGTACGAGACACTCATCGAGACGATCATCGACGTGGCGAACACCATCCACCGCAAGACACTCCGCGGCTCGGCGAACTTCCTCGTCACCGGCCCAGACGTCTGCACCATCCTCGAGGCCTCGGTCCTCTACAAGCCCAAGTTCTCGCTCGACGGCGAGGGCCAGGTCGGATCGCCCTTCACCATCGGTGCAGAGGCAGTCGGTACCCTCTCGAACCGCTTCACGGTCTACAAGGATCCTTACTTCTCACGTAACAAGATCCTCGTCGGCTACAAGGGCGGCAGCTACCTCGAGACAGGCTACGTCTACGCTCCTTACGTCCCACTCATCGTGACACCGACGATCTTCGCCCCTGAGGACTTTACGCCGCGCAAGGGAGTGATGACTCGTTACGGGAAAAAGACGGTTCGCAGTGATTTTTACGGGACAGTCACGGTTCTCGACATGAACGTCATATAGCAC